ATAAGCTTATCCTCTGGTGCTACAACTTCTCCCTGGTGTTTATTATCACCAATCATTGCAAGCTGTGGTGTGTTTGGCTTTACATATCCACCTTGTGCAAGGTATGGAATGCTGCCAAAACCAACTTCCGGTAAATCAAACCCGAAATGGTCACCACCTATAACCGGTACCCAGTCAGGCACATCAAAACTCAAACTATTTACCTTACGAACAATCCAGTTAATACCACTTTCTAATCCGTCAAGCATACCATTTATAAGTCCGATTACCATATTAATAGGTCCTTTGGCTATATCTGCTATCATTGAGAATATATCGCCAAATGTATTAACAATATCATTCCACGCATCCGACCAGTTGCCGCTAAAGACATCTTTCACGAATACCAATACATCATCAAAGACTGATAATACATCCTTGATAATATCCATTACATTTCCAAACTTTTCCGTTGCAATATCTGATATCCAGTCCATTACAGGTGCTAATTTTGGAATAACATTGGTTATTATCCAGTCGATAACCGGTTTTAATATGTTTTCCCACAATGCTTTAATAACATCTGCAACGTGGCCTATAATGTCAATTACCTTTGTCATCAAAGGTTCAATGTGTGATCTCCATATTTCTTTCAGTTTGTCAGCTATGTTGTTAAGTACTGGAACGAAATATGTATTATATACATCTAACAGCTTGCCAAATGTATCACTAAGACCTATTTTTACAGTGTCAAATAATGGTGAGATATGCTCATCATACATCTGTACAGCTTTATTACAGGTTTCTTCAATTACAGCCGTTATCTCATCTAGTACATTCCTAATAGGTTCCAACGTTGATTCAAATGCCTGCTTGATTTTATCTGTATTTTCTACAATCGGGTCTACAAGCGTTGAAATCAAATCTGCCACGAATTGGTTACACAGGGACACTATTGTGATAAATGGATTAACAAAAATTGCTATCAAATCAGCAGATATTCCCTGTGCTGCATCGCCTCTGAATATTTCAGATATTTGTGAAAGGAACTCTGAAAAATCACCAATCTTATTCCACAATACAGCCCTCGCATCAAACATTTCAGATAATCTTATCTTAATAAAATCCTTATTAGATGATAAATATTTATCTATTCCACCTAACAGATTCTCACTTATTGAAGCACCAATATTTACAAAAGATCCTGTTATTCTACCCGCATTCATTACTATGCTGTCAAAGTAATTCTTCGCAGAAGCAACTACATTTCTATCTGTAAATATATCTATAAGACTATCTTTAATGCTTAAAAGCAGTTTTCGCTGTCTCTTGATGCTTTTCTCAAAGTCAGTACCTAAACCTTTTTTTAAGCCTTCCTTGAATGTTGTAGCAATATCTTCTATTATCCGCTTGAACTTGTTAAGTTCATCTCCCGCTTTTCCAATTTCATTAGATACATTAGTATCCATTCCGATTCCTGAAGATGTTCCACCTGTACTACCGCTTGAATCAGAACTATCATCTGTTGGCTCTGTCAGCTTATTTATCTGGTCGAAACCTGCAAGTGATTTTTCTATATCTTTGGCTGTCTTCTTAGCAGCACTTCCAATATCGCTTACATTGTCTGCGGCACTGCCTGCATCTGCTCCAATCCCTGCTATATCCGAACTTATCGAACCCATAGAGGCTGATATATCTGCCCCTGTTAGCAACTGTACAAAGTTAGCAAATCCATCTGCAACCTTCTGTAATCCTGCCAGCAGGCTGTTAAAACCTCTTAATATAGGTGTAAACAATGCTATGAAGCCTTTACCAAGAGAGGCCTTTAACTGCTCAAATCGTAGTGAAAGTATTCTTGTCTGGTTCGCCCAGGAGTCCTGTGTCTTAACAAAATCTCCTGTGGCATTAGATAAAGCACTTGTAACGTACTGATA